TAATATCTTAAACGATAAGCCCACCTTGAAGATTCACAGGCTTTAGCTTCAGCTAAGGATTTAGTTTTAGCACTTAAGTTCTTGCAATCCAGCCTTAAATAATAAGCCCATTCTGGTACTACCAGATAAAATACTTCAGATAATGGTGTACTATTAGGTATATTAGCTAACTTGTTTAATCCATTAATACAACCGTATTCACACCAATTATAGGGATTATCCTTAAATATACGCCTCATTTCTCCAACTCTCATCATACCTCCTTATACCATTATATCTGATTTATGGATACAAAGTGTTGCCTGCTGGTCTTCTTTTACAAACTTATGTTTTGTGTACAAAAGTTTTATCCATACTTTCTTGTCCGCAACTGTTTCAATCTTACCGCACATTAGTGCAGATCTTTTACCAGCTTTGAAGTTTACAACCTGTCCTCTTCTAAAGTTATACATTATTACCTCCTATTTGTTTCTTAAGTTTTCTTAGTCTTAGACCTTAAGTTCTTGCAAAAACGCTTTAAACAATAAGCCCATTTTGAGGATTCACAGGCTTTAGCCTCAGCTAAGGATTTAATCTCAGTACTTAAGTCCTTACAATCCAGCCTTAAATAATAAGCCCATCTTGAAGATTTACAGACTTTAGCTTCAGCTAACTCTTTAACTTTAGTACTTAATCCCTTGCAATCCAGCCTTAAATAATAAGCCCATTCTGGTACTACCAGATAAAATACTTCAGATAATGGTGTACTATCAGATATATCTGATAACTTTTTCAGCCCTTTTGCACAACCATATTCACACCAATTATAGGTATTCTCTTTAAATATTCGCCTCATTTCTCCAACTTTCATGCTACACCTCCTTTCTTGTTTTAAAAATACCCGATTGAATATTCATCATCCCCTTCCATTGTATGATAACAATGGTCAGATAACATACTAAGATTACTACCAACTGGTCTACCACAACCACAGGAGCAAAGACGTTTAGCCTCCTTTTTTTTGTGGTAAGCTTCTCTAACACGTTTTTTGTGGCGTTCTTTAGAACAGGCAGAGCAAAACTTTTGTTTGATAGCTGCCTTTTTTGTAATTTCAAGTTCAATTCCACATTCTTGACAGTTAATTTTTACCATTGTCTCACCTTCTTCTACCATTTTTAATTGTTACAACCGTATCTGTCCCATCTTTCTGCAATTTTAAAAGCTTTTTCAAAATCATTTTTAGAACAATCATAATAGAGATACATTTCTTCTTTGATTCCTCTATATGATAACCACGGTTCATTTTGAAATAAGTAATAAATTGAATATGCTATGTCGTCAATCCAACGTTTAGTATCATCTCTCATGCTATACCTCCTTTTGTCTTATTTGAAGAAGTAAGTTTTTCTTATATCCCCTTTTTCATTCTATATATTGTAAAAGTCTATAGATTATAGCTATTAATACACCTTTTGACAAATCACCAAGTACAATTTCTTTATTCTTATCAAGATTTATATATGATCCTCTACTACTTATACACATATTTACGCCGTTAGGCATATTTGCATCAGATGACATTGCAAATACATCATTATTTATTATAATTGTGTATCTATCAACAGTTTTATCACCATTATCATAAACTTTTAGCATTTTACCCCCTCTGATTTTGCCCAACTATAAAGACCTTCATCATTTAATACCCACATTTCACGTTCTTTGTCATTTAATTTACAGTTTGGACAAACTTTTAAAATACATTTACTAAGTTCATCTCTGTTTTCCCTAATAAAGTCCCTCATTCTCATACTACACCTCCTTTTACCTCAGCACTTAAGTCCTTGCAATAACGCCTTAAACGATAAGCCCATTCTGGTTCTTCACAGGCTTTAGCCTCAGCTAATTCTTTAGCCTTGATACTTAAGTCCTTGCAATAACGCCTTAAACGAAAAGCATATTCTGGATCTTCACAGGCTTTAGCCTCAGCTAAGGATTTAGTCTCAGCACTTAAGCCCTTACAATCTTTCCTTAGATAATAAGCCCATTTTGAGGATTCACAGGCTTTAGCTTCAGCTAACTCTTTAACTTTAGTACTTAAGCCCTTACAATCTTTCCTTAGATGATAAGCCCATTCTGGTACTACCAGATAAAATACTTCAGATAATGGTGTACTATCTGATATGTCTGATAACTTTTTCAGCCCTCTTATGCAACCGTATTCACACCAGTCATGGGGATTATCCTTGAATATACACCTCATTTCTCCAACTCTCATGCTATACCTCCTTATTTTGTTTTGCATTTAAATTGGTCTAAGATAAATAGTGAAGTTAAGATAAAACTGAGATGTTGATGTGATTGCAAATATATAATCGTACATATCATTTATAGTATCTAACTCTAATTCCTGCTCAATAGCTTTTATAACTTTTTCTGGTGTGTCATTCATTCCTCTATGGAATCCGTTCTGGAATATACTACACAACATATCATCATCTTCAAAGCAATTAAATCCTTCATTTTCTATTAAAGGTATTGTCCATTCAAACACCGCTTTATTGCAATCGTTTTTATATTCGTCTATTATATACTCAATTTCATCCTCACAACATTCTTTACACATATAGCCATCATTTGTAATAAGATAACTTGGTTGCCATCCATAATTTGTTGGACTTGTTCTAATAGCTTTATAGCATACACAACAATCTGTCCATTCATCATGCCAGCTTATTTCTACATTATAGTTATCTTCTATAAAATCAAATATATTATGAAGTCGTAAGTCTCCATCTTCCCTTCTGACCCACCAGTCCCCAATTAATAATGGTTTGTCTTCATATTCGGTTTCTTCATAGTAATTAAATTCTGGGATATTTCTATGACAGTAATCAATAATTTTATCCAAATCCGGCTTTTTCATGCTACCTCCTTTTAATTAATTATTTTCTATATAATTTATCTGTATAAATTCATGTCCAAGATAGTCCGTTTTATATAATTCTATTTCTGGTATAATACCAATAGATCTGTTTGAAAATATTTCAAGTTCCCCGTTTTTTGTGTTGGCTTCAAGTATTCCATCTATTATTTCTTTTAATTCCAAAAGTGTCATATTCCTACTCCTTTTTATAGTTTGTTTAGGTAGTAATTGATTGATCTGATATCCAGGAAGTAGTACCATAAACATCTTGCATTGAATAAGATTGTTCAATATCTGCAACAATATCAATAGTATCATATTTTGTTTCACCAGATATTTTCAGCTTCATATTTCTATAGGTGGTTTTTTCAAATACCGAACCAGCCCCTTGAAAAGATGAAAAAAAGCCAAATTGTGTGCCTTTTGGAATATAAATATATTCAGCACCATTGTTTAATTTTTTCCTTAAGTCAACAAGAGTTTCAACGTCTGTTTTAAATGCAAAACAAAATAATGATCCTCCATATGCACCATTATAAAACTCGAACTCGTAATCTTTTCGTTTTACTCCTGTTTTTACCCTTTTGAAAACATCTGAAAGATAACTTTCTGGTTCTTTCGGATTATCGAAGGAGTTGCAGCAATCATAATTGCTATATACAACAAGTATGGCCGTTAAATCAGGAGTATTATTCAACAACTGTTTAAAATTAAAATCAATACAAACATAGCCCAGAAATTTATCCACAAATTCATCATAATCACAACTAAGGTCAAATTCATTATAAACATTATTCAAAAATTCATGTTCCATGTCTGATATATAATCCAGGTTTAAGTCAAGAAGTTCATCATAAAATGTATGAATTCCCTCTTCACCTGATATAATTTTCATAACATCCTCTTTTGATAGATAGTCCCTTTGGTCCCAGTAAAATTCTGGTTGATTATTTTCAATATAATCAATTATGTCTTGTTCTTTTTCCATAGTTTAATCTCCTCTTTTTTTAAGATAATCCGACACGTTATAGATGTTATAAGAACATGGGGAATAGTCATCAAACCAATCTTTCCCTAAACAATATGTTGGTACACCATTTTCAATTGGTGAATCTAAATCTCCAGCACCAGGGCAACAAGGGCTGCAGAATTTTGTGTATGTCATGAATGGCGACTTTAAAACATACAGACCTAAGTCTGTCGTTTCTATAATATATCCATCCATCTCATACAAATAACAATCTTGATCTTCCTCATAGTTTTCAGATATACACTCTTCTATATCTTCTTCTATAGAGGCCATTGTGTCATCCGATAGCGATATATCATTCGTTACTTCTAATATTTCATTAATTATTTCTTTTTTTCTATCTTCAATATAAGATTCATATGACAGATTTCTTCCATGCATATAAATGTCATTAGAAGCATCCGGCGATACAGAATTGTATCCTATAACACCATACCTTATTCCTGCATCCTTGTCCATATTCGCTTTACCTAATCCATAATCAATTCCAATATATTCCATGATTATACCTCCTTTGTTTTATTTGTCTCTTAATCTATTTGCACATTTTTGAGAACATGCAAATATAGGCTTACTACGCCAATTAGGTTGCCAGAAAGTATTACACAGTAGTCCACAATAATGACACCTACCAATATGAGAACTATAAGCTCTTATACCACGCTTCCATCCGTGTGTACCCTTCTTTTCTTTTTGGATCATACTCCCTCCTTTGTTTTTTGTTGGTTATCTTTCCAGAACCATTCTATCTTCAAAGTCAATGGTTTTGTCTTTATAATTAACAAACCATTCAAAGTTTTTCTGAAATACATAGAATCCTAAATTAAATTGATCGCTTGTTTGATTCATTCTCTTTTTTGTCGTGCTGGTACGATAACCACCACTATCAAGACTAATCTTTTTGTTGTTAAATTCAACCACGTCTGTCCAGTGGTATTTTACACAAGTCATATCATTATCTCGATAAACTACTGTTTTGTGGCTGCCTATTTGTGTTCGTTTCATTCTTTACCTCCTTTTGTTTCGGTTTTAGTTGTGAATCTTCCATTTCTAAATTCCAAACAGGGCTATTATACATAGCGTATATATCTTTTGTGGCTTGATCATACCCTTTTGCGCCTCTTGGATATTTTCCTGGCATTGGGGTGATGTCATTTCCGTCACAAATTAATTTGCCAGACCTTAGGTAGATGTTGCGCCTGTAGTCTTTGCGTTTGCCATCACATACACATAGTATGCTTGCTAATTTTTTCATTTTTACCCTCCTCTATCCAAACTGGAGTTGGGGCTGGTTATTATTCTTCAATCCACGACATGAGGTCATTGATTTCTGTTTAATGTAGTCAGCAGCTTCCTGGTGTGTCATGTTGCATTCAATTTGTAAGCGCATTTGAAAATCCATAATTTCGGATTGATTCATTTTTAGGAGTTGTTCTTTTTGTGATTTTGGCATTTTGTATTCCATGATTTTTTCCTCTAAATAGTCTATTTTATATAAAAACACGTTTAAATGTTTTCTTGCAAAAGTAAGCAGAACTGTTCAACCCATGTTTAACAGGGAGCTTTCGGTATAGCTCCCAGGTATCTCCATTTGATCTAACACCATAGTTTCTCATTGTATCTCCAAAAAATTTCATTGTTTTTCTTGTGAAAAAATGTGGTGAATGTCCTGCTTTCTCTACCTGATATTTTAATTCACTTGGTGTCATAATACCCCCAATATCTTCTTTCAGGTTCTCAATATCTACTTCTATAGTTAAACCATAACCTACATAATAATATGCAAGATAGTCCTCAGGTTCCCCTTCAAACTGTATTTCTATTTCTGATATGTCAAGCCAAATGTCAGTATCCAACATTGATGCAGGACTCCATTTGAAGAAAGAATTATCCTCAGAAATAGAACTTGACAAATAAAAACCCCTGTCACATTCTGGTACTCGTAATAATTGCTCCCTTACTTTTTCCCCCGCAAATCTGTTTAAAAAATCCTGATTTAATTGGATACTTCCTTCGCAAAGCGCATCCAATAAAATAACCTTCTCTTGCTCCTCCGCCTCTTCTGTAGTGAATTTTGTCATTTTTTAATCCTCCATTCTTTTAAAAAAGTTAATATAAAATTCTAGATGCATGTTTGTAACACCCGTTTTGTGGATTAAAATAAAAACCTTCTAAATGGTGACTGCTACTGTCCACCATTCTAATCCAAATATGATCATCTTTATCTCTGATTTGTAAGCCTGGCGGCAAGGACAATGCAAATACTGTTTTGCAATAATGGCACAAGCCCTGCTCTTCTCCTAATTCACAATTATAAGGCTTTCCACATTTATGACAATTTACTTCACTCATTTTGTGCCTCCTTTTTTAAAGTAAAATTTCTAACATATCAAAGTATCGCTCTAAAAGATCATTTTCGTTTTTCCAATCATATATCCTCCTTTCTAAAATTGTTTTAGCCAACCTGCATATCAAATCCTCCAAGTCTGATATGCAACGCACAGGACTTAATGACTCCCTGCTGTTTTAAAATAGTTTTTAATCATATTACAAAAATTTCTTCTCCATTCCATTCGAAACGAAGCTCTTCCATCTTTTTGTTGAACTCAGACAGCGTTTCGCCGGCGACTTTAATATTTTCCAGCTTTTTCTGGAAATCCTTTTCGGCAATATGGTCTCCAATACGCATGAATGCAGTGGAATATCCATGTATCCTCTGTTTTATACAGTCACCATCATAAAGATACATGGCATCTTTTTGTTCTAAGTATCCTTCTGGTAATTTTTTTCTGGATAGCATTTTTATCGCCAAGATTTCCCTACCAGCTTGCCCTGTTCCCAGGACGACTTTTTTTGTTTTAATTTTGATACTCATTTAATTTTCCTCCTCTGTTAATAGTTTTTCGATTTTTTCTTTCATCCAAGATTTAATATCTTGAACTGATAACCCTTTCTCCTCAATTGGTACAAAATTGTGCTCCACTAACCATTCTTTTAATAAATGATTAGATGGAACAAAAACTCCGTCAATAACAGGATATTTTGTATACACCAGTAAAGGCCATTCAGAATCTTTGGCTGTGAAAGAAGGGTATGTAATATACCCACTTTCAATATTGGTTTTGCTCGCAACGGTTTCAATTAGAGAAACCATACTGCCTGCAGTTGTAAACAAAATTTCTACTTTTTCCCTTGATCTTGACTTATGTCTGATGATCTTATGTAAATTCTCATAGTTAAACCCTCCCTCTTATTACACTTTTTATTCAGAATAAAATCCTTTCCATTCTACCGTAAGCAAGCCATTTCCAATGTATAGAAAAATGAATGTCCAAGTCACAAAAATTATGCATAAAACCTCCTTTTAAGCTTATTTAAAAGTTTTAAAGATGTTAATACCATAGAAAAATAGCCATTATTCCAAAGTCTTATGCTTGTAGGTGTTCAATAATTAAACACTGTATGTTTTTACATACAGTATGTTCCAATTTTGTATTCATCACAGTTTTCATCAGATGTTATTTGTATTAATATCCCAGAAAAATATGTGTGTGCAATAAAACCATCCCATATGGAATCTGAAGATAACCCATATGTTTCAAATTCTGATATGTGATACCAACTTCCTCGGTATTCAATGAATCTATCATTATCATATGCATCCAGATCTTCCATCCAGTCAAATTGTTCCCTAAGTACCTTCTCAGGTACTTCTGATATGTGTTTAAAATTCCTCCATTGGTTGTTTGTAGTGATTCTAGCTTCTAAATCCATTTTCATGATTTATTCCCTCCTCTTTAGTATTATATCATGATTTGTTCCCTGATATATACAGGAAATCTGAGAAATTGGGTGTGAATTCTGTATATCCTGTAATATTCAGGATGGCTGGCCAGAAACTCCATGAATTCTATCCATAATCGCTTATAATCTCCAATAATTCTGTCGGATGGAGTTTCTGTTTTCATTAATAAAAGCAGAAGCTCTAGGGAGGATTCCATATCCTCAATTTTCTGTGAAAGGTTTTTGATTTCTTGCTTCATGATTTATTCCTCCTTGTTTTGTTTTTGTGGTTCAATTTAGATTGGGTGACTTGCTAAAAACTCTAAGAATTCTGCCGGAGTTTCTGCTTTTAACAGAAATGATTTCATATCCTCAATTTTCTGCAAGAGTTTTTTCATATCTTGAATTTCTTGCAGGATTTCTTTTTCCTGGCGTGATACTTCTTGCAATAATTCTTCCTCTAGTTTTTTGATTTCATTTTCTTGCTTCATGATTTATTCCCTCCTTTGCGCTGTTTTAACATTAAACTCTAATTGCCTCTAATCGCCTCTAATCGCCTGTAATCGCCAATAATCAGGATTTTATTTATAACTGCCTGATTTTATTAGTAGCGAAAAAAGGCTAATTTAAAAAGTTTGCCGGGAGAAATCTTCATTATTTTCCGTACTCAGGGTACAGGAATCAGGGTATTTACTTTTATATTAAGTACTTACCAGAAATCAAAGAAAAACGCCGAAAATCAAAGGAATTAGGAGTAAATCCTGAATGTCCTATAATATTTCTGGTTCAAAGTTTTTCCCGGCAAACTTTTTAAATTAGCAGTGCTAGAAGGGCGCCCATACAAATAATACAGATCATGAATATTATATCGAGTATGGTATCAATTATTAAGTCAAACATTTTTAGCCTCCATATAAAAAATTATTAATGAAGAACACCTGAAATAAAAGGAATTGTAAACGTCATATAGACACCTAAACAAACAAGGCAAACTATAAATATTATATCAAGTATTGTGCTAAGCATTTTTAATCCTCCATATAAAAAACCTCCCAAACTTTTGAAGTCTGGGAGGTTTTGTTTAAGGTATTTGATTACTTAACCGACCGCTGCAATTTTATCTTGCTTGTTAGTCTGATTTTTTGCCCTCGCCTTTTCAAGCGCGAGTTGCCCTTTTGCCCTTGCCTTTTCGATTTTTTCCCGTCTTTTAGCTGCCTTTGCCGCGTCCTCCTTGGCCTCCTTCTTGTTTGCGGCACGAATTGAAACACTGATATTATAATCAAAATCGCCTGTTTCGGGCTTGTAATGGTGCAGGCCTATAGACCGCTTCCGAAGTGTTAGCAGTCCAACGGTGTCCTTAAGACTGTAACATTTGACAAAAGTCTGGCGTAATAGGGCTTTTAACTCATTCACCGCTTGGCTTTCTTGAAAAGTCAGGGGATTTTTTCTGACTGCATTACAAGTGACTACAAGGCGCCGGTTATCCTGTAACTTTTCAGTTACAGTAACCGGCGCGGATTGTCGTGTCCCAATTGTTGAGCTTGCAATTTTTTCAATAACTGTCTGATTTTTTGGTAGGAAGTCTTGCGCCTCGTTTGATAAACTTTCTTCGTGTGTGTCCAGTTTTTTTGCAACTGAGCACGTTTGATTTTTTACCCATTTTTCATGTTCAGCCTGATACTGAGTTCTGAGTAAAGACCAGTTATTTTCTGAGCGCTCCCCCAGAAATTCAACCACCTCTGCTAACGTCCCCGTTTTTCGCAAGAAATTCTTCATATCTTCGATTTCCTGCGGGAGTTTTTCCTGTTTGTTTGCTTTTTTTGTCATGGTTTCATTCTCCTTTTCGTTTGCTTTTTTTGTCATGGTTTCATCCTCCTTTTGTTTTTGGTTCTGTTTTTGGTTGTCTTTATTCTATCAGATAGGGCAGGCGTGTCAAACTCAATACCAGGTGATTACACCTGAATATCCAGGTATTCCTTGCGATAGCTCCTATTATCGGCTATTTTTAGCCATTTACGCCGATATCCTGATATAGTTGGTCCTCCTGCTGGTGTAGTTGGTTCGGGATCTGGAGCGAGGACCTCCTCAAGCCCCAGCCCAAATTTTTTATAATTTTGCAGAAGTTTTTTATATAAGGGTTTTAGGATTGAGTGTTAAAGGGTTTGAGGGTTTTAGGATAAGGGTTAAAGGATTTTAGGATAAGGGTTTTAGGATTACAATTTTGCAGAAGTTTTTTATATTTGGATTGATTTATTACTTGACATTAGTATAACTGTGTATTATACTATAGGTTATACTTAACGTAGGAGGTTTTCATGGTAGGATTATGCAGGAATTGTAAAAAGCGTGATGTATGTACGGAGTTATGTAAGGAAGCCGAGTTATATGCTAGTTTAGATTATGTAGGTAACAGAGAGGTATTAACAGACGGTCGCAGTTTTGATATAAGCAGTGGCATGGATTGGGGCAACTACATAAATTTCAATAATAGTGGGATATTAAAGGATATAATACGCAGTATGTATAGAGACGGTTATACATGTACAGACATAAGTTATCATGTACCTTGTAGTCGTCGTTACATTCGGTTTATTACTCAGGAGTTTCGGTAGTAAAAGCAGGATTATTTAGTGTATAATTGGGCAGTTAGTTAAATTTTCATACATAGTAAAGGGAATTAGGTGGTATTATTTGGCACGCATATCTGACATAGAGCGTATAAAGCGATTACACGAGATTTCGGCACTTAACGATGAGGGATTATCGGACAGCAAGATAGCTGACAAGTTAAGTGTAGACATCATGGTTATCAAGCGTGGTCAGCGTTATTTAGAGGAATTAGGTCGTGCGGATTTAACGCCTGAGGTATTAGCTGGCAAGCGTTCCGAGTTATATTTAGAGCTTGAGTCGGCTACTGAGGAAGCGAAGAGGCAGTATGATTTATACAGCATGCCTATTGAGTGCAGGTATTGTAGTGGTAGTGGTTACATAGATGACGTGGTATGTAGCAAGTGTCATGGTATAGGCAGCGTACACAAGCCTGTACATGCTGAGCGATTTTTACGTGTTTGGTTAGATATGATAGAGAGGAAGGCCAAGTTGTATGGGTTAGACAATATAAAGAGGGAGTCCACGTTTCAGCAATTTAATTTCAGTCGGGAGTATGAGCCTGACGTAGTAATTCCGAGTGGGATGAAGCATCAGGCCAAGGTATTAGCTAAGGCTATCAAGGATTCACATGAGAGCAAGTTACGGAAGGCGTATGAAGAGGGGTTATGATAGCATATCTGACATTCAGGAGCATCGTGTTGAGGTAGCGGACGGTTTAGATGGTGAGTTACCAGACTATCTAGTGGATTATTTTGACAACAAGGAGCGGGTATTAGAGAGGGCGGAGTTTTTCAATGAGAAGCGCAGGTTACGAGCTTCCAGCACGTATGAGGAGAAGGCTGGGTATTTTAAGGGGTTAGACAAGGAGTTTTGGGATAGGAACGAGTTTGAGGTAGTTAAGAAGAGGCGCAGGTTGGGCAGTCATTTAGAGGCTGTATATGAGGAGCCTGCCCGGAATTTGGATAGGGTTAAGGAGGATGAGGCATTAGATCCTGACGCTATACGGGTACTTGTTGCGATGTGCGAGAAGGATCTGTATTTATTTGCAATCCGGTATTTCTCACATTATTTAAAAGTTCCCAGCTCTAGTTTTCACAGGTATTTATACAAGTTTTTATCGGACAATCTTAATTCTCGGAGGAAGTATGCACGGGGGTTTAAGCATGCGGTACCGGCGCCACGTTCGTCGGCGAAGAGTACGATAATATCGAACATATTTCCGTTATGGTGTGTAGCTTACAACAAGAAGAAATTTATAATTATAGTATCAGACACGCTTGACCAGGCCACGGATTTTCTATCGGACATAAAGCGTGAGATTATAAACAACGAGTTATTACAGCGTGATTTTCCGCACATGGCTGGCAAGGGACCTATTTGGAAGCAAGACGAGATAATAACCAATAATGACGTAAAATTACTTGCACTTGGCACAAAGTCTAAGATACGTGGCAGAAAGTTTGGCATACACCGTGTAGACCTATTAATTGGGGACGATCTTGAGAACAGTGATATGGTACGTTCAGAGGCTGAGCGAACTCATATTCGGTACGAATGGTTCAACAAGGATTTTCTTCATGCGCATGGTGAGAAGGGCACATACACGGACATACTAATAGTAGGTACTATATTAAATAAATATGCGTTATTACCTGCTATATTAGATCCTGATCAATACCCGGATTGGACGACCAGGAAGTTCAAGGCGGTTTTACAGTTTTCAGAATCTCCATTATGGGATAAATGGGAAGAGTTATACAAGAACAGGTTTGACAAGGATAGGATAGAGACTGCACGGGCGTTTTTTGAGGAGCACAAGGCTGAAATGCTTGACGGTGCTAAGGAATTATGGCCGGAGGGTGATCCCTACTATGATTTAATGGTTGACAAGATTTCCGATTACAGTGCTTTCCTATCGGAAAAGATGAATGATCCCATAGATCCATCAAAGATATTAATACCTTATGAGAAGCTAAGATTTGAAAACTTCAGTGAAGGCTGGATCAAGAAGATTTTACAGAATAGGAATAACCCTCGGTATGGGGCGTTAGATCCCTCGCTTGGCAAGAAGAGCAATAAGGGTGATTATTCGTCTATAACGACTATTGTTAGAGACCTAAAGAGCGGGTACATATTTGTAATAGGGTTAGATTTAAAAAGGCGTAGTGTAGAGGATCAGATTAAGTCTATCTTACGTTTTCATACAATATATAGGTACAAATTATTCGCAGTTGAGACGAACGCATTTCAGTTAGTAGTTGCTGACAACTTGAGGAGGCTTTCTCGGAAGAGTGGCTTAAATGTACCAATCAAAGACGTTATTGTAACTAAGGATAAGAAAATGCGGCTTGAGAAGCACATCCCTATTATTTTAGATGGTACTGTTATATTTGATAAATATGCTGCTAATAATAAGATAGGGTACTCTAAATCTTTGGAGCAACTTACTACATTTATAGGGGATAGTAGTGACGCTCATGACGATGCTGTTGATAGTTTATCCATGTGTCTTGATTTAATTACCAGGCGCACATTTAAGCTTCGCACAAAGCAAAACAGGCGAAAACACATTTAAATTTTAAGGAACGGTGTATATGGCTAAAATATTAAGTGAGCGGGAACATCCTGCTTATTCAGATAATATAAATGATTGGCTGTTCTATTCAAATGCTGTTAGGGGTGGGAGTGCATTTGCTAATGAAGAGAATTTATTTTCTCATCGTTTAGAGGATGCTGATGATTATCAGCAGAGGTTAGAAAGATTATATTATCTGAACTATTGTGATTGTTTATCAGACATATACAACTCATATATATTTCGTGAGAACATACGCAGACCTCCAGATTTAAGGCTGGAGCAGTTCAGGAATAACTGTGATGGCAAAGGCACGTCAATATCTGAGTTCATTAAAAAATGTGGTAAGCTTTCAGACACTTATGGTGCAGTACATATACTTGTAGATATTTCAAAATCGAATAAGAAGCAGCCGTCTGTAGCTGATGCTAAAGCTTCTGGTATATCGCCATTTGCAGTTGCAATTCCTCCGACTAAGTTAAAGGATTGGAGTGTTAATAGTAAGGGTGAATTCAGGTGGGTATTATATGAGTACCTATATTATAATGATGATGATCCCACTAAGGATCGTATTGAAGAAACTCATTATAAGATAATCACGACTGACGAATGGTGGATTGAGAATGAAAAAGGTAAGCCAATAACGTTTGCTGATGGTACTGAAAGTAAAGGCAAGAATAGCTTAGGATTTATACCTATTTATACTATGTACAGAAAAGAAAGTGAGATAGACAAGATTGGTGTGTCTATGTTAACTGATATTGCTGGTATAAACAGGATTATAATGAACTGGTGTAGTTTAATAGATGAGCAAATGGAGCGAAATACGTTCTCTCAGCTTATTACACCGGACGATTCAGCAATGGATGAGGATGAGCAACGTGGTAGAGACCCACTTGATAGGATAGGCACATCATCCATATTCACATTCAACCCTGAAAGTAAGCATCCTCCCAGTTTTATATCTCCCGAAACATCAACTATTACAACCATTTGGAAAATTGTAGCAGATCATGTAAAAGAGATATTCAGGTTAGCAGGACTTCAGGGAGGCACATCAGACTTATATACTTCTCGAAGTGGTAGACAATCACAGCAGAGTTTTATGGGTGTGGATTCATCCTTAGCGGAAAAAGCTCTTACATACCAGAAGTGTGAGAATGCAATATCAAGATTAGCATATAAGCAATTAGGTATATCTGACGAGTATGATAATGTTAAGTACCCTACAAGTTTTAACACTGTGGCACTTAACGAGGAAATAGATGGCATTTTGAAAATATTAGAGCGAAACTTCAGCACGACTTTAAATAAAACAATTATTAAGGAAGTTGCAAGAAAAACTACACCGCTTGTATCTGAAAATACTAAGGAAACTATTGAGCAGGAAATAGATGCTGGTGATGGTATTGTAAAACCCACACCGAGTAATTTTAGAATACAGGCTGAAAAAGAAGGGGATGGAAATCCTGCTTCAAATTTATCAGATAGTTTTAAAACAAAAGATGTTAAGGATAGAGAGGAAAGTAGTCATAGAACGCAGAGTTAAATAATAGGATAATTAGCTGGCTACTTTGAAAGGGGGAAATATATGGCAGGAGTTAGCAGTACTAAGTAGGATAAAGAATGGAGGGCACAAGAGGATGCATATTGTTTAATACAAGCTGAAGCAATTAGAATGGATAAATCAAGAATTTCTGCTGCTAAGCGTGCTGCAAAGAAAATGGCTGTGGAAAAACAGAAAGAGGTAAAAGCAGCACTTAAAATTGGAAAGCCTATTAAGAAGAAGGTTGCTAAAAGAAAGAAAAAATAAAAACTGCGATGGATTTCGTTAAAAATCTATCTGGAATGATGGAGGACAAAACTATGGATTTAGAAGCTAGAGCAAAAGAATTGGGTATAGACGTACAGGAAGGTGTAACACAGGACGAGTTAAAAAAGTTAATTGCTGATAAAGAAAACGAGCAGGATGATAGTAAGGATGTAGAATATTGGCGTGCAGAAGCAAAGAAATTTTCTAGTGAATTGAAGAAAGCGATTGCAAAGCGGGATGCGTTAAAGTCTGACAAGCAGACTCTTGCAGGTAAGATAAAAGAGCTTGAAGATTCAATGGTTGGTATGACAGATAAGAAACAATTAGATGATCTTAGAACTGAACTGGAAGAACTAAAGGAATTTAAAAATACGATAGATAAAAAGAAAGAAAAGGAAAAGCTTGATAAGTTAGATGAAGTAGAGCGAATTAAACTTGAGAAGGATAAAAAAGTTAATGAAATCCAGCAGATGATGGACGACTTAAAGGCTTCCTTTAATACTGAGAAAGAACAAACAAAAACTGAGCTGGAAAAAGCTCGTGATAGGATTGCAAAGCTTAGAAAAAGCACGCTTGATGTTGATATTATGGAAGCAGCAGGTAAGAATAAAGCGTGGAGCCCAAAACAGATTGTAAAACTTGTTAGAGACGATTTCACATATGATGATGGTCTGGACAAGTATTCATATATAAAACGGGATGCTAAGGGAAAAGTTTTAGATGAACTTACAGTTGATGAGTATGTATCAGAATTCTTGAAGTTAGAAGAGAACGAAAACCTTGTAAGAAGCGATGCAAATACAGCATCATTTAATTCTGATAAAGCCACTTCAACTACAACCAGTTCTACTACAACTAGTAAGTATAACCCTAAAGATCCTGATATTATTGAAAAAGCAAGTGATAATTCTATGTCTCCAGAGCGTTACATAAAAACGCTTGAAGCTCGTGATAAGGCTATGGCTCGTAGAAAGAAAACGAACAATTAAAATGTTAATTTAATACAATGGAGTTTGTATAAACCCAATTAATAGGGTATGGATATACCCTTTAAAATAGATTATAAGGAAGTGAAAAATAAGATGGCTAATGACGAAATAAAATTTGGAATTCGTGAAGGTCGGGGGCTGGGTAAAGAATACCCTGTTGCTGCCAGTCAGTATTTCCATAATAGAGGTGGGCACTTTGTGTACTTTTCTGCTGGAAATGTTACTCTTTGTGGTAGTGCCACTGCAAGAGTTGCTGGTTGGGCTGAAGTTCCTAAGCAGGCTTCTGGTTATAATGCCTGGAAAAGTTCGGCTACAGCAGAAGCAGATTCTGTATTTGTAATTACAGAACGAGATGTTGTATATGAGATGCCTTGGGATAACTCTGTAGGAGCTAGTTTGAACGCTTCATTGGTGCTTAGCGGTGTTGGTATAAATCTTGAAGCTACAACTACAGGACAAACCGCTTATGATCAAGTACAGAAAGCCAGAGGTGGGGGTAAGTGTGCGGCAACTCCGCTTAAGGTTATTGATATTAATAAAGAAAATTCTACTGTCTTTGTAAAAATTATGACAAATAAGATGCAGGGATAGAGGGGGTGACATGAAATGGCAGTAAAACGAAGCGCGTTTACTGAAGCAATGAAAGATGATTTATATTCGTATTTTTGGGAGAGGTATCCTCAAGAAGAGTCAGTATGGGAAAGCTTGTTTGAGATTGTAGATTCAGATTCGGCGTATACCCAATTTACCAGTGCGATAGGCTTGGGTATACTTTTGGAGAAGCCTGAAGGTGAGACAATACAGGCTGAAGAGCCTATGGAAAGCTATACCATAATTTGTAAGAATCGAACGTTTGCAAGGAAGGTTCCGTTTTCTTATGAGTCTGTTCAGGATTCTAAGAAAGGCAACCTGTTGCAGGCTACAGTTTCAACTTGGGGTGAAGCCGTGGTTAGAACTAAAGAAACTTTTTATTCTAACATTTTTAATAAAGGTACTCTAACCGCAGGGGATGATATTTTTAACAACAGTATTACTGGTGTTATATCAGACCCTTCTGGTGACTTTATTTATGATGGTCTACCTTTCTTTGATACGGTACATCCTGATAGAGTTGGGAATACATATTCAAATATAGAGGCGTCAAGAAGTCTGACTCATACTAATCTTGAGTCAACCTATTTGACATACACGTCAACTAATAACAGGGACGAGCGTGGTAATGTGTTTACGCTTGTACCTGATGTACTCCTGTTTAACCCTGCTCTTAAGTTTACAGCACAGGTTATCCTGAATACATCTGCTATTCCTGGAAGTCAGGACAATGATGTTAATGTTCTGTCCAGTATTGTTGAGCCACAGGAATGGTCCTATATTGATGATACCAATGCTTGGTTCCTCGGTAAAAGGAAAATGGGGCTTATGGCTACAAACCGGGAGGATGTAAATCTAGACTTTTGGCAGGATGAGGAGAATTTAACTTATTATGCCAGAATTATATGCAGGTATGGCGGGACTCCTACAAATTGGAGATTGAAAAGCCAATGTCTCCCTACATTGCAAAGTGTAGAAAACAACTGGGTGAATTGCTGGGAAGTCCATGATATGGATAATCAGCAGCCAAGCTTGGATAGAAATATCCTTGAAGGTTCAACGACTAATTTCCGATTCTTAACAGGTAAAGCTGAAGAAAGTAATGAAAACACGAGTGCCCAGCTCTCTATTGCTGCATAGAGATGAAGATATAGTCTGAACTATATGGTAACATATAGAAATAAAGTTTAAATGACTTTATGATAACAATAGTATGATTGGTTTGCTAACAACCAAGCTGCTGCTTAGTAAGTATAATTAAGTAGGTAGCTTATAACAAATAACTTAGAGGGGCGACGGCATAAAAAGGGCTGGAGCCTGTTTCTTCAGCCCCCCTCTTTTCCTAAACAGGAGGTAAAGTTATGATACTAAATGCAACAAAGGTTTCTGGAGAATCTGTGGATATAAGTCTATTGGGTTCTCCAGGATTCAGATCTTTAATAAGGGTAGAGTTTATCTGTGATGTTTGTAAAGAGATAATAAGTGTAAGATTGGATACTCTTTTAAGAACTAATTCTATAGAAAAGCAAGTTTGTGAAGAATGTAAGAAAAAAATAAGATATCCTAATGGTAGAGTATCTGCAAAAGAACGTACAGCAAAATATAAAAGAAAGCATGAAGTAGCAAAATCTTTAAAAAAGTATAAAGGTTTAGAAGGAATAGATTATGTAACTTGTAAGATTTGTGGTAAGCGAGGGTTATACATAGACAGTAGACATCTTAAAACAAGGCATAATATTACTAAAGAAGAATACCTTGATGAATTTCCAGAAGCGCTCTTAATATCAGAGAAGAAGAAGGAAGCACAAGCAAGACCAAAGAATAAGAGTAATTTAGGTAAAAAGTTTTCTAAGAAACATAGAGAAAAGATATCTCTTGCTAGAACTGGTGGAGTTCCTTGGACAGAAAGAGAGTTAGATAAATATGTTGAGTATAAGGCTAAGGTACGACATCTAACCAACCAGAATTTTTGTGAGTATTATGACCAGATAAATCCTGACAAGCTTCCACGAGGATTCAGGGACTATCATTTGGATCATATTTATCCTGTAATAGCAGGATTTAAGAATGGAATTGAACCAGAGATAATTGCAGCACCTAATAATTTACAGATGCTATATTGGCGAGATAATTTAAAAAAAGCTGGGGGTGAGTACTGCGCATCTCCTGACTAAAAAGTGGAGGGCAAACAGCCTTTTTCCTCCACCTATATAAAAAAGGTGGGTTAACATATGGATACGTTATCTAACAAAACAAAGTCTGGGGATTTTGAGTTTCCCACTACTACAGAAGATATGGAAGCTTTAGATACTTGGAAGCCTGGGAATACTATTGGGGGTACGTTTGCCAAGAGTCTTAAGGCAGATAAGGCGTACAGGGACGATATAAATAAGGCTTATGGTAGGGAGAAAGACTATTATTCTAACGTATTATATGTTGACACCATGCGACCAATTGGGCAGCAACTAAAAGATTTAAAGTAGAGGTTAATTATGGAGATATGTAAGATTTGTGGTAAGGAGTTTAAGCAAATAACATTAACGCATGTAAAAACGCATGGCTTAAAAACTATGGATCAGTATGAAAAGTATGATATTAATGTACAGCGTGATATAGAACCTACTGGAAACACTGAAATAACTCCTAAAGAAATGAGTAAAAGGATTTGGGGCGAGCAGGAGCGGGACACGTCTAGACCTTTATCAGACTTCCTTAAAGAATTTGATATTACAGAGAAGGAACTCAGGGCTGTCACCCGTAAATATAAGGATGGAAAGCCTATAAATCCTATTATGGATGCAGCTAATCGGGATAAAATGGGTGAAAAAGAAGCTGCCGAAATAAAAGATCAAGAAGAGGTAACCACATTTCGAGCTGAAACCGCAGAATCTTTGCAACGTGATCATAATTATATTCTTAAAGAATCATATAAAGGTCCCCCGAAGCGATGGGTGTTGTGTAAAAAGAAATAGCTTGGGTAGTTGTGGTTATAGTCATTACCAAAAAGAATGGAAGCTCAGATATAAGTGTTCAACAATTATATTCTGAATATGTTAAAACTTAACGAGATTTATACTATTCGGTATAATATCATCTGAAATATCCCAGTTTCAGATGTACTCAAACAAAGAAAAGGGGTTGATTTAATTGGGTAATTCAACATACAAATCACATTTGAGGTCATTTGATGGCACACAACGAATTTCAGGGTTCAGTGCAATTGCTAGTATCAATAGCATATCAGCAACTACATTGGAGGCAAAAACGTCATTAACTGCACCTGCTGTAACAGGTAGTACGTATGTAGCAGGTACTTCATATATTCAGATAGGGGCAAAAAAGATTATTTTCTCAACGGATGCCAGCACTGCGGCAACTATAAATGCAGAGGCTACTGCATTGGCTAAAACGCTTGATTGTGCAGCTACAGTTATGCCTGGTAGCTTGGCGTTGGGAAAAAGTGAGCTGTGGGTGTTCACAAGTAGCAATTCTGCCACGATGCTAAGCGTGCCCTAGTGGCTTTTATAGTTGTGGCTAGGATAGGCCATCCAAAAAGAAGCTTTCCTCAGCTTCCTGCCACAACTTAACAAATGAGGTATCTCTTGAGGAGGAGATGTTATGCGTAAAAAATATACATATGAGTTTGTTAAGAGTGAATTTGAGAAAGAAGGCTATACGTTATTATCTAAAGAATATAAAGATTCCAAATCAAAATTGAAGTATCGGTGTCCAAAAAATCATCAAGGTCGCATATCTTATAGTAGTTTTCAGCAAGGGCATAGATGTATAGAATGTGCTGGTCTTAAAAAGCATACATATGAGTTCATTAAGAGCCAGTTTGAAAAAGAAGGGTATCAGCTTTTATCTACAGAATATGTGAATAACAGGCAGAAACTAAAAGTTAAATGTGACAAAGGTCATACTTACTTAGTAGCATATCGTGATTTTGGTTATGGTAAAAGATGTAAGCTGTGTTTTTATGAGCGTAATAAGTTTTCATATGAATTTGTCAAGAGCCAGTTTGAGAAAGAAGGATATACGTTATTATCTAAAGAATATAAAGATTCCAAATCAAAATTAAAATATCTTTGTCCAAAAGGGCATATAGGATCTACAACCTTTCATAGTTTTAGAGAGGGTACTAGGTGTTCAATATGCTATAGAGAAAATATCTTTGGGGAAAACAGTACAAATTGGAAGGGTGGAGTGACAAAATTAAAGATAGCACTATATGATACATATGCTCATAAATTAGATTGGTGTGAGGAAGTACGAAGAGACCCTAATAATTATGATTATCTTCAAGTTAGATGTAAATTTTGTGATAATTGGTTTGCTCCTACTATTAGAAATGTTCAAGCTAGGATAGATGTTATAGAAGGTAGAATAGGAGGCGGATGTAACTTATATTGCTCTACCAAATGTAGAAAGAGTTGTTGCTTGTATGGGCAACAGAAGTATCCTAAAGGTATTAACAAATACGAAAACTATAGAGCTGAAGTTAAGTACATAAGCAATGTAAACTTTCGTAAGTTTTATTGGCAAATAAACCCAGAGAATTTAAAAAGAGGCTATAATTTTTATCATTTAGACCATATTTATCCAGTAATAGAAGGATTTAATAATGGAATACCTCCAGAAGTACTTGCAAATCCAAATAATTTACAGATGCTATGGTGTTCAGATAATTCAGAAAAAAGTGATAAATTAAATATAACAAAAAAAGAGTTGTATGATGGGTATAATAAGTTTAATGAGGTGAATTAATATGTCAGGGATATCTATAATAACAGATCGTACTGCCCACAAGTTTGAAACTATAACTGTAGGAACAACTTTAGCTGTCAGCTTTACCGCAACAACTATTGCACCTACATCTGGTTCTCTAAAAAACAATGTGTGTAAGGAGGCATTCTGTGTCCTCTCCACTAATTCAATACGTTTTACATATCATCAAGGTGGTACACCAACTGCAGAAGTTGGAATACCATTATATAATGGGCAGGATTTAACATTAAAGGATGTTGCTAACGTGCAGGCATTTAAGGCTATAGCGGCGGATTCCTCGGCTACAACTAATGATCTACCCGTCTTGCATTGTACATACAGTTTTTAAGGAGGCTTCTATGAAACGGTTATTTATATCAATTTTACTGATTATTTTCAGTAGTAGTATGGGTTATGCGGCTATTGGTGGTGGTCCAATATCTGGTTTTCCTTATGGGAATATCGCTTATACCCTTATACCTGCTACTGACAATGTTTATGATATAGGGTCTTCGTCTAAAAGATGGCAAGATTTATATAGTGTGTCTGGTACGTTTTCTGAGATTACAACGTCTTCATTACTGTTGACAAACGGGTCTGCCATGCGTGTAAGCACGACTGATTCTGGACATGATTTTTCACTTCAGACACATGATACTTTAATTTGGATAGATGCATTAACCGTTACAAGTGGTGCTGTACCCTCTATAGCTGTAGGTACTACTGTAGTATTTGATATAGTTGATGTAACTGACGGGAATATTCCATATATGAAAGCTGCGGGTGCTGGATTTGGGGATTCTCCAGTTTCCACTAGTGGATCTGATGTTTCAGTTGCAGCAACCTTCGTTAATATTCAAAGTAACACCCCATCTATAGCCCTTAATGACACAACCACAAGCAAGACCGCAGATGCTTTCATAAACAACACTGCAAACGACAACGACGATGCCGTAATGACCTTTGGCGTTGATGATAGTGGTGGGGATGACCAAACATATATCGAGTTAGACGGGGTAAACGAAACGGTTGATATTTTACAGGTCGCTACTGTCATACCTGATGGT